ACAATTTTTAGAGGCTTGATGCCGATGGTTTTTTTTCCGTATATCACAGACGCTCTGTTTATCTCAACATCGCCGAATGGACCAGTCTCAAACCCTGCACCCCACCCTGCAATCTGAATGCCTCCAACTGAGGACGTGTCAATTCGCTTAACAACGACACCATTAACAGCCACGCCGAACGAGGTGGAATCATAAATCATCAGCCCTAGTGCAGCTTTATCAAATCTGTATTCAGGCTGGGCAAAAATTTCATCAGAACAACTAAATGTAGCGCCGTTACTGTAGACAATTTGCATAGAGTTACCCGCAACATTCAGCTGCGCAATAACGTGACCGCCATCAGTTTGCACAAAAACACAAGGGCGTGGCGTGCCATCTTTGGCAATTGCACTAACAAAATCCCCTGCCGCAACTGGTATACCAACCATTTTAAATGAATTTACAGGAATAGCGCCTAGGTTTATATCAGTTGATGTTACAGATGCTGGTGATATTAAATTTAGCACGCCATTGGGCCATGCTGACAACTCATAACACCGAGGGTTGTACGATGTCCAGTCGATCGCCTTCGGAACTTCAATAAATCCATCTGCGGCGGTTAATCTTGAAAATTCCTCACTCGGTCTTTTGTATTGCTGCGGCGAGCTGTATAAATTATAAGTTGCCCCAGCAACTCTAGATTTTAACTCTCGATTTAGTTTTACACCTTTGCGCCAAAATGGACCGTTGGTTAGCCCAGTAGAATGAATAGATACGCCATCTTCAAGCTCTAATGACACGCCGGATAAATCAGTAGACGGGTCTGACGGCTCACCATCGTACAGGTAAACGCCAGTATTTGTTTTAGGCAAAATAATGTTGATTGGCCTGCGACCTATAAGGTAATCAATAGCAAACTTATTATTTGTGCCTGTAGTGCCGTTAAAATCATCGACGCCGCCGAACCTTCGAATGTCATAATCTTGCTCTTTTAGAGCCGCAAACAATCCGTTGTTGAGCGAAATAAAAAATCTACCCAAAGGCGCTGTGGCCACAATGTCCCATGTGCATTCAATATCGGCGTTGTATCTGTATGTCAGTACGGCGTCACCTTCCTTTAACTGCTCCTCAGCTATCATGCCAGCAACTGTATTTATTTTTATTGCTGTAAATCTTGCTGGTGATCCAGCTATCAATACGCTACTGCCAATAGCACCAAGTTCAGCCGCAGAAACACCAGCCGACCAACGCGGCGTATAGCTAACCGGTGCGCCGATAGCAGTAACGACTTTCATTGATACCGTATCAACTGCAAACTTAAGTTGCACAGGCGAATTGTTATATTGCGGTACGCCTCCAGCACTAAGCTGAATTGGCTGCGGAATGGATAGTTCTGAGCCATCCGGTTGAACGGCGTAGACTTGCACCTGATTCGCTGGCGTCAGAGGGTCAGTGTCAATTAATCCAACGTACAATTTGCATAACCCAGCCGCGCTAGATTTGGTCGGCAGTGGAAAATATGCTAACGGGTTTTGTAGTGTGTAGCTCATTGTTTTTTGTCCTACTCTTTAAAATAATCAGTTACATGCCAAAACCAAACCAAGCAAGCCACAGCCGCTAATGATGTGATCATTCTAATGACTCCTTAACCTTTTTCTTGATTTTAGCATCTTTCGCGCGCTTAGCGCCAAGCCTTAAAGTTGTAAGTATTGGAGCAGGCACACCAATAGATGCGGTAGTCATAAAATCAAGCGCTGCCATAACGTTTGCGGCAGTGTTCGATGTATTGACGGCGTTTGGTTGTGCAACGAAAATATCTTTCGTAACATCGTTCAGCGTTCGCAAAGATTGCGCGCTAGTTTTGCCAAACAACTTATCAAGCTTGCCATTTTTGTCCAAAGACTTAATTGCGTTATCCATGCCTTTAGGGCTGATGCGCGAAGTGCCGTCCGGCAGCGCGCCTAAATTTCTGGTTGCCTCATCCCGAATATGCCGAATCGCTGCCGCTCTAACTTCTTGCAGCGCTTCCAAACCATCATCGCCAGCAGTTGACAGGACACGACGAAGGTTTACCACATCTTCAACTGAGCCGTTTAAAATAGCTTTGTTGAATACTTGTTCAGATGCAATTTTCTGGTCTGCATAATTTCCTTGCGTGTCCAGAAGTTTGTCAATGATGGCTAGGTTTTCATATTTACCAGCAAGCTGCCCGCGCATCTTGCGCGCAGATTTAAACGCTTGACCACCTGCGCCGTCTTGCGCGTTGTCGATCAGTTTTTTAATTTGTCCAGCGTAATAAATATCTTCGCCTTTTGTTTTGTCGGTCAGTCTGTTGACTTGTTGGCGGAGCGTTTCGGATTGCTCGATAGTCATCGGCTTTAAATAAAACGAGCCGTCATCTAAGCGACCGCCGCCAAGCTCTTGCACTTCAACCTCTCTCACAAAGCCCTCAAGCACTGGCGCATTTGTCCGCTTAGCTCGATTCGAGTTTACGAAAGTGGAAATTTCATTTACTTTTTCAACTGGCAACTGTGCTTGTGTTTCACCGCGTTGACGAGCAACGTTATAAGCTGCATTTACTTTTTTTGTTTCTGCGTCATAGCCTTTTTTTAGCGCCTGAATAACCTTGTTTCCAGTTTCTAGCTGCCATGCAGTTTCAGGCAGTTTAGACCCAGTAAGAGACAGCATTTCGTCAAGATTTTGATTAATGCCAGCCGTTAGGTCGTCTACTCGCTCACGAATTGGCGCGCCTAACTCTGGATTTTTTGCGGTCTCGCGCTCAAAGTTTTGCGTTTCGAAGTCCTGCGTTGCCATGCCTTTTGTTAGCTTGTCACCAAGCGGCACTGGCAGTTCATTGGCTAGATTTCGCCGCTGCTGCTCAGCGGGTATTTCGGCAGCGCCACCGCTTCTCGCGGCAAAGTCTCCACGCTGCGCAACTTGCGGCAACTCAACACCTCTTGCTGCTGTGGCTGTAGCTCTTGCTGCATTGGCAGCGCCTTGAGCTTGCAATGGTGTGATACCAGCGATTACAGGTGGCAACACTGATGCAGCCTCACCAAGTGCCTGAGTCATGAGCTGACCCGCCTCACCACGCGGTGCATAGGTTAACATCTCCGCACCTTGCTCAGCTGACTGCCGCGCTTGTTCGGCGGTTGCGTCACCAAGCAGTTGATTACCAAGACCACGAGCAGCGCCGCCAACATAACCAAGCGCGCCAGTGGTTGCGCCAGTGATTGCTGCGAGCGCTGTTTCGCCTAACGACAGCTCACGTTTTGGCTGTGGCACATTGGCTGGAATAATCTCCCCAGTCTGCGAGTAAACAGGCGGAAGATCGGCAGGCATCCCAAAATCCCGCGGTGTGGCAAGACCAGCTGCGATAGCTTTTTGCGCCACCTGCTCTTTTGTCGTGCCTTCTGGCACGCCTTTGATGATCGTGCCGTTTGGTAATTTGACGTCCATTACATACTGCTCCAATCAACTACATTGCTGCCAGTCTGCGTAGCTGGCGTGTCTGGCTTTGTTTCTTTCGCCCCGTATTGTTTAGCAATGTTTGCTCGAGCCTTGGTTAGAAGTCGTCGCGCTTCTGCTAAGTTCTCTTTTAGGCGCTCTGGCGATTGACGTAGGCTAAAGTTTTGCAATGCAGACTGAAGCTTTTCACCCTCAGCGTTTGATAGCTGACCCATGCCCTTGATTAATGGGATTTGAGACAAAAACGCCTGACTTCCAAGCGTTCCGACCAACTCTTCAAAGTCAGCAGTCCCCTGCCTTAGTGTTGGCAGCATTTGATCAATAGGTCCTGTTGCGCTTTTTATTACGCCCAAATCTGTATTTTCAACACGAGCCAGCGTGTTTAGCATGTTATCTAGGTTTGACCTTGCAGACTCTAAGCCAGCCGTTTTTTCATTGGCCGCTGTTTCACGCTGTTTTCCTGCGTCTACAATCTTCTGCTTTTGATCTTCAATCTTCAGCTGCAGCTCTTGTTTTTTTAAGTCGTTATCTTCTCGCTTCATTTGAGATTCTAAAACTTTAAGCTGCAAATCAAGCTGCTTTTGCTGCTTGTTGAAATCAAGCTCTTGCTTTCGAAGGTCGGTAGATGCTTGTTGGAATGCCGTCATGCCTTCTGCCGCACCCAAACCAATCATCTCAGGCTTTAAAAATCCCTCATTAGCCAAAGCAGCGCCGACGATTTGCAGTTCTCGTTTTGCTGCGTCCTTTCCTTGCTCCTGATAGGTTTTAGTTAAATCCTTTGAGTGTGCAGGATTGCCGTTATTATCTATCACTGTAGATATGCGCTTCGCCATTTCTCGGTTAAATGCGTTCGGGTCATCAAGCGCAGCCATCAGCGTGACTATATCGTTGGCCGCTCGCTGCTTCTGCGCCTTATCAGCAATGCCAATAGTAGCCAGTACGTTTTTAGCAGCGGTCGGAGACTTTAAAACAGCTTGATTAACTAGATTGTAATCAGTGCCGCCGCCTTGTTGGAACTTAGATAGCAGCTGCTCAGCCTCAGCTTCTCGCTGTTGCTGCGCTTGTTGTTGCTGCATCTGCTGCTGCTGTTGCTCCATTGCTAACTTGTTAATTTCTAAGCCTTGCAATCCTTGGCGGTTTTGAATAACTTGCGGCATAATGCCGCCTGAAAATGGATCAGCCATTAGAAGCCCCTGAAATTAAAAACAGAACCCATATCACTAATTAAGCCTTTGCCAATGCTTGCATAATTGCCGTATTTATCAGCGCGAGCCTGACCAGCGCGAATCATGTTATTGCCAGCCAACTGACCAAACTGTCCAGCGGCGGAGCCGACTTGCTGCGCAGAGCCAAGACCAAGACCAACCAGACCCATTTGCTGATTAAACTTGTCCATACCAGCCGCTTGATTTAGACTGTACTCATTAACAGCGTTGGCGCGACCCTGCTGCATCAGTTGCGGAGCGATTGACGCAAGCGCCACCTGCGCGCCACCAGAACGTAATCCGCCTGTCGCCGATGCGTTGCGTAATGCTGCATCTTCATACTGCTGTTGCATAGCGAGGTATTCAGGACTGCGAGTGTACGCACCAGCATCGAATGAAAAAGGTGTCTGACTCTGATTCACTAGCGCCTGCAATCCACCAATTCCGGACTGACCCGCCTGCATATAAGGCTGCATCAGCTCTTGCTGCTTGTTGAACATTTGCTGCTGTACATCAGTCGCGCGGTCAGTTGATCGCTCGATGGCTTGCGCTTGCTGCTTTGCTTGTTTTGCGCCAAACAGCGCATTGACGATTGACATTTATAGTGCCCTCATAAATTCTGACTGATTATAGCGCACAAAGCCGAGTTTAATCAGCATGTTTTGCGCGCTCTTGTGTTCGTCGCTTGCGTCTGTTTTTACCATCAAAAAACCCAATGATTTGACGTATGCTAAAAACTCAACACACATCGTTCGTGACTGTTTGACATGTTGTTTCGGACAGCAAATATGCACCTCAGCTACTCCACCGCCCAAACTGCGCAGGCAAGCAAGCATTGATGCGCCTTGCTGCTCGACAACGTAACAACTAACGTTTGTTGGCGCTGACGTTAACCCGCGCTGCGATAAGTAATATGCTATGTCAAGTGTTGCAGCTGGTCGAATCATGTTGCTCTCTGCTTGGCTGTTCGCTCAGTTGTAAGCGTTTGATTTACCACCGTTACAAGCGCGTTATGCGCTGCAATTAAATCAGTCATGTTTTGCCGTAGCGCGTTGATTGTGTCGATTTGTGTCTGGGTGTGCGCCTGCGAATAAGTTGCTCCTGCGGCAGCTACAAAAATCGGAACCGTTATCGACGCCTGAGAAGCATTGGCAACCGGATTGGCCAGCAACACAACACCGCCAACGCTTGCCTGCGCAAAGTCACCAGTTCCGACAATGCTACCATTTGCGCCGTGCGCTGACTCTGCGTTGACGTGGTTGTTTAGGTTGGTTTCAACTGTATCAACGCGACCATCTAGCGCAGAAATATCGCCCTCTGCTGTATCAACTCTGCTATCGAGCGAGGCTATTTGATCCTCGGCAATATCAAGCCGCCCGTCTAGCGTTTCGATTGTCTGCGTGTTGGCGTTGGTTTGGTCGATAGTGCCATCAATCGCGCGCTTGCCAGCCAAGTAATCTTCAATAAATCTGTCAGGCATCTTTCCGCCAAACATCTGGCGCATATCTGTTTCTGTAGCGATATACTGAATTTGTCTTGGTAAATCAGCCATAATTCACCACCAGATTGCTGACGTTGATTTTGTCCTTGCTCACACAACGAAATTGCAAACTAAACTCATGCGACACATAACCAACCGCGCGACGGATAATCAAAGGCTTGCCGTATTGCAATGGCCCCGAATAAACCTGCATCATTTCGCTCGATACGAAAGCCCCCTCAAAACTAACTGACATAAACAGCACAACATCGCTGGCGTTGTATCCAGCGATTGTATTTAGTTCGATGTCGCCAACTCGCACGTTTTTAGCTGGTACAAGCGGGGTGCTGAACTCACATTCAACAGCCGTACCGTTTAGCGCGGCGCTGGTTTTGTCTAACGTATAAATGCCAGAATCATAAACAGAGCCATAAACCCACTTAGCAATGCGCGGATCAAACACACCATTAGCACCCAACCAAACATCATTGCTGACTCCGTAGCTCAGCACCGACCAAGCATTTTGCTTACCAATGGTCATCGCTGCTTTGTGGTTATACATCAGCGTATGGCTCGGCAGTCGCACGATAACAAGCTGATCGCGCTCGTCTGTGCGAGACTCTAAAACAGCTGTAGATAACTCAGTCTCTGTATAGCTGCTAAATATCTCATCAACAGTTTGCGTTGACAGGTTTTCAATGCCGCCAGCTTGCACAACATGGAATGATGCGGTTTCGTCTTTGCGACCGCCGAGAATAAATACCAGTCCTGCCAGCATACATTTGCAGTGCGTACCGACAATGCCAGCCTGAATGGACTTTTGAGCGATGCGGCTAAATGCAAAATCAACGTTTGCTTGGTTGACGAAATACTCCATGGAATATCTGCCAAACACTAAAACAAAGTTGTCTTGAGTCTGCATAACTCCAAGCGATTTATCTGGCATAAACTCCGCTGTTGCATAGTCTAGCGGGTCAATCAGCGCCTCGTTATTCGGTTGCGTGTGATAAAGGTATTCGCCATCAGTGAAGAAGAAATAACCATCAATCCAACAACAGTCTATCGGCGACTTCAGGTCTGGGTCAGTTATCTGCACGAGCGAGCCGCCAACATAGCGCCACGCCTTGCCGTCAGCAATAACACAGAGGCTATTAAACGACTGCGCAAAAGAAGCTTGGCCGGAGCCGCTAATGGCACCAATGTTCGACACTGCGCCATCGGTGCCAACAGTGATAAACCGACCGCCGGACACTCGACAATGCTTAGCTTGACGGTCGCTGTAATAGCCGCCACGGTCTAAGCCTAAGCCGGTGGCAAACGATTTCAGGCCGTCAGCGCTAATTAAATATCCAGCAGCGCCTCGAATTTCTTTCGACACTGCAATCATGTTTTTTGGCAGTCGGTCGGCGTAGTCTGTCTTCTCGTTGGTTTTGTCGCCGCGAACGATTGGGAGCTGGATGCTAGGCATTGGTGTAACCCCGCACCCGTTGCGCGTCAAAATCAACCCGAACGCTGCGCACCGTGTTTTGGTCGCCAGCAACTTGATAAACAACATATCGCGCGCCAGCTTCAGTGAATTTGACGCGATATGTAACCACGTTACCGTCAAGGCTTGCCGCTTCAATTTCTGTGTCGTCAGATTTGGCGCGAAGTTGGAATGATACAACAGACTCACCGGCCAGCAAGTTGCCAGTAAAGTCAATCGTATATGTCTGGCTATCTTCTGTCGGCTGCACGATAGACCCGCCAACGATATTTGACTGGTGATAAAACTCGCCCCATCGGGAGCTGGCTTTCCAGCCTTGACCGAGCGGCATATCATTGCGGCGTTGCAGCTCTGGCACGACAATCAAGCTGTTGCGCATTGACTCAAGCGTCTGTGATGCGATGGACATAAAGCGATCGCCTGGCTCAATGAGGTAATCAGGGCAAACGCGCAGCCCGAGCTGATACGCCATTGCTTGGCTGGCAGTGTCCGACAATCCGGTATAGTCGTTAACGTCAGGCACTTGCGCAATGTAAGGCCGAATGTTGATTTCTTCAGCGAACTGCTGAACCATTGGAATGTAATCTTCAAGCGCTGATTGCACCATGTCCGGCGTTGCTGTTACGCCCTGAACCGATGCCGCAATACCAGTTTTTCGCAATGCAAAGTTAATAACGTCGATAATTTTCCACACAGCGAAAGCTCCTAAAATGTTTGGGTTAGTATAGCTGGTCGGAGCACTAAAAGAAAAGGGCGCATAAAGCGCCCTATTATTAACTCGCTACAATTACGGATTCCCGTAGAAGTGCCCCACACCTTGCGGAATCAGCAAACCAAACGCTGGCAGCAGGTCGATGCGCATACCCTGAACGCCAGTGATTGGATCACTGAACTCAGTAGCGCGCATTGACAGGCCTGATGACTCACTGGTCATTACTGAACTATCCCAGCCTTTCAGGCGTTTCAGTGGCACGGTACCCATTGCAACGGCTTTTTCGTGCATGAAAATGTTAGGTTTATACAGCGTTGATGCTGCGCCCAAGATTGTCACAGAGTCACCGGCAGTTAATGCCCGATCGACCACGTTAAATTGTGGGTTGGTTGCGTCAACAACTGGAGCCGTGGTGATTGATACAGCGATGTCGTTACCGACAGCGGCGGCATCAGCCAGAACGGTTGCAGTAAATGCAATTTTGGAGTTGCCACGGAACAGCACTTGCTTGGTTTGCTGATTAATCCAGCTGGTTGCTGGGAACAGCAGTTGATCGCCAGCTTTCAGGTTTTTACCAGCCAGTGACGCGCCAGTCAATGTAACAGTCATGCGCATGGTGTCTTTTGCTGTGGTGTACGTTGCGTCCGGTGTGGTTTTCACGGTCACAGCTGCGGCAGCGGCGGCAGTGCCAGCTGTGCGGTTTGCCAAAGCGTTAGACATCAGGGCGCGGACGCCAGCAAAGTTGCCGCTGATTTGCGCATCTTCCCACGCCGTGCGGATCAACTCGACGTTGCCAGAGCCTAAAGCAGACTGTTTGTCAGCCAACGCCTGAGCTGCCCACGGATCCATGAT